TATCTACATATAATATTTTTGTTTTCTATAAATTTATCAACATCTTTAAATCCGGAAATTCGTTCTTTTACATTTGCATAGCTGTAATCCACTTTTGTATAAAACACACTTTTGCCTAAATACTCATCAGTAATCTTAAGAGATTCTATTTTTTTAAATAACTGTTTTTCATTTTTAGGGATGTCTATATCTTTTAAGTATTGAAACCCTACTAAATGATAAAAATCTTTTGATTCAAATGTAAGTTTTATATCTGATTTTTGCTTATTACAAACTATTATAAAATCATAATTGCAATTCATCAATTCTTTGAAATTATTTAGTGCCAATGATATATTATCCATAACTTCTCCTTGGTATAAAAATAGAAGAGTCACTGGTGATGACCCTTCTATTCATTCAAGGACTTTCTTTCAGAACATAGTTCCTAGTTAGGCTATGGTAAATCCTCGCACCTTTGTAAATCTCCATGTAAACCGGTTCCTAACCCGGCGTACACTTCAAAGATTATTTATAGCAGTCATATTACGCTGCATCACACCAGATATATTTAAGAAAACACTGCTGTTTTCTTGTTATTATTATATCCCATATACGGAGAAAATTCTACACAAAATACAAACAAAGTGATATGTTTACAATTGTTAAATATATACAAAACATACGTTCTTGTATTCATAAGTGCATCATAGATGTATCTTAATTATAACATATATCATATTTAATTGTTCATTTCATTCCTTATTCAAATAGTCTATATTTTTCGAGTTACCAATCGCTTGTAACCCTATGCCTACATATATAATATATAGGACTTACCAGTCGTTGAGCGTCTTCCATATCATAAATCATATATGACTTAGGAAGTTCGTTGCGTCTGGGTGACTTGCACACCCGGTTATCCCTGACCTATCTGTTTTTTATGGTTTCTATCCGAAGACTGTTGAGTTATAAACTCGTACCGCATTCACGTTTACCGTTTCCAGTTCCGTTGTAGCAAGATAGGGTTGTGGGGACTTTCCCGCTATTAAATAGAAGTCGCGCAAATAACTTCACGCCTTCGAGTGCTGAAATCTGAGCTTTCAATGTATTCACATCTCTAGCCTGTTTACGCAGAGTCTTATTGTAATCAGCATTTTTCTTTTTGATATCCAACAATTCCTTCTGCTTATCAATCGATTTTTGAGCAACTTCATTCTCTTGCTCAAGCATCTTTGTATAGAGATCAACAATAGAATCTTTGTAGTCTTCAACAACGCCAACAGAGCTTGAAATCTGATTGAGAAATTCTTTTTGCTGCTCCTTATATTCACTTGTTGAGATATTCCCGTTCTTTAAATCCTCATCAAGCTTCTTCAATGCCTCTTGATAATTCTTGATTTGCTGTTTCGCAGCATTCATACCCTGACTAATCAAAGACAAATTTGCAATACCATCTACAGTTAAACCGCCGTTCTTATCAAGAAAAGCATCACTATTTAAAAGTCCTCTTAAATCATCTGTCTGGTCAATCAGATCACCTAATGCCTCCTGTCCATCAAAGAACGGTTGCCATCTTACTTCCCAGATTTTATTTTTGAGGTCTTCAATATTCTCCATTGCATCAAAGATAGCATCATCAAGACCCTCAATCTCTTTTGCAATTTCATTATATTTATCAGAACCTACATCATATTTCGCCTGTTCTTTAAGCAGTTCATTCCGCTTATTATAATTCGCCTGAATCTGTGCATTCGCATTATCAATCTGCTTTTGCAATTCCTCCTCAGATACCTGTTCACCTTTTGATTCTGTAAGGTCAGAATTGTTTTCCAGTCGTTTTGCAGTTCTGTCTAACTCATCAATAACCTGTTGCAGTTTTAGTAAATCAAGTTCTCTTAACTGATCTTGTAATTCAATCAGTGTTTTCTCAGCTTCAGCAGCTTCTTGTCTGAATCCATTTAATGCAGCTTGTGCTTCAAACCATTCCGTTGAGTATTCAGCCATATACCCATTTGCCATGAGTTTATTGATTTCATCTTGATATGATTTAATCTGTGACTGTAATTTACCTGCAACATCCTGTTGATTTTTAATAGATTCTTGCAGAGAGCCATACATATTGTCGGAATATGCAGATTCTCCTTTTGCAGCTGCTAACTCACGTAATGCTTCCTGATAATCTACAGCAGAGGACTCAATTCCAGTCATCATATCGATGTAATCTTCAATATTATCCAATGCTGTCTGTGCCAGTTCACTCTGTTTATTTAAGAGGTCATCGTACTGTTTATTACAATCTACGAGCTTATCATAATAAGACTGCAACTCGCTGATTATTTTTTGAGTATCCTGGTCGTATTTTGAAATATCCATAGACCCGTTCTGAATCTGATGGACGATAAGTGGGTTTATTCCACTCTGTCGCACAATAGAATCAAAATGACTTTGATAAGTCCCAATTGCTTGCTGAGTTTTGCTCATTAGTTCACTATTCTTAGACATTGCCTCGTATAACTTTTCTTGTTTATGCGGAAGATGAGCAATACGTTCCATTTGGCTCATCAGCAAATCATACTGTGATTCTAAGCGTTTGAATAATACATCTACCCAGTCTGTATATCCAGATACTGCTTCTGATAATTTCTCGGCAGCTTCTGATGTGTCTGATGCTGCTTTGGCGAGGTTATTGGATGCAGAGTTGAGATTGTTGGAAGTAATGTTGGATAAACCCGCTACATTTTTGTTCGCATTATTGACACCGATACTTCCTGTCACATATGCTGTACCAGATGCATAGGCTTTCCCTCTTCCACCATTAGAGGTTACATATCCATTTTTAAAGATTTCTTCCGTTTGTTTATGATTAAAAACAATTGCATTCTTTGGAATATGAGCAAATTCAGCCCCTCTATCACCAACTGTCCACCATCTGTTCCCGGAGACAACTAGCTCACGACCAATCTCTCCAGTTAAAGCAACTTCATCATTCTGAACTCCCCACTCTCCATTTGCAAGAGCTTTATGAATCCCACGATGTACTTGCGCTGTTCCTTCTACATGAGCAGTTCCATTTACTTTGGGCGCAGAACCATTCGTTATAACATTATAAGTTACTGTTCTCTGCAAATTAGACGGATTATAATTATCTACTGCTGTAGAATTTAGATGATATGTAACTGTTGCATCTTTGTTCTCTGGTGTGTAATTTTGAATTGCAGTATCATTCACTCCACATTTCACCAACATCTCTGGTGTAATTGCACTAATACTAGACACGATGCTTTCAATAGATGATGCGTCAAAACTACCACTAACCTTTGCCTGAATTGTAGGTTGCATTGCTTGAATTTCAGAAGCAAGAGAATTTACTTTTGCCTGGGCTTCTGATGTGTCAGCACCAACAGATGCTTGCATATCCAATTCATTTTTCGCATTTTGAAATTCCTGCAATTTTGCAAGAACATTCGCTATCTCTCCTTCTACTTGTGACGTGTCTACATTCATAACCACAGGGTTGGTCAACTGCTGCTTCTGCGCGATACAATACTGGATAATATTATTCGCATTCTCAATGGAAGAAGCATCAACATCCGGACGTGCTTTTATCTCATTCATTTGGGCAATTGTGCTATCCAGTGTTGTAATCTTGCCCTCTATATCTTCAATTCCAGATACATCCATTTTAATATCCAGATTTTCATTTTCTTTCAAACTTTGTAATGCATTTGCTGATTCATAGGCTTTCACACCTAAATCTCCAACTGTTTGTACTGCTTCATCCGCCCAGTTAAACTCACCACCAAACTCTTCCATCTCTCCAAACATTGCTTGTACCATGGATTTAGACAGATTCAATTTCTCTTCAAAATCTTCCATTTTGATTCCATCTGCAAGATTAAAAATTTCTTTCCCATTGATATCTGTTTCCACATTCATCAACCCGGCATTGACTGCATTACTGCAAAACTGAGCAATGTCCATTCCTACTCTCTGACCATTTTCATCATAATCAAAGTATCCACCGATACTATTCATATAACTCTGAACAGCTTGCTCATCTTCGTGATCGATAGATTCTGGTACAATAAAATCTACTGCAGCCTCGTATCTTTTTGTCCCGACTCTTCCGTAATCTTCAGAATTCGGATCTGTCACATTAGAAATTGCCTGCATTGCATCCAGAGAAGCATCAAACATATCCCCAGATTCTGTTGTGCTTTGCTTATCCAACCAGTTCTGATATGCACCTGTTGCTTCTTTGATTGCCGATGTGAGTAAATCATACTGTTGACACTCTGTTGCAATCGCAGAATTCGCAGACATTAAGGAGTCTAATTCTGTCCTTGTCTGATTGTAATCATCTGTTCCCTCATTTAAGGATTTCAATTTTTCTCTAAGTTGCTCAATTTCTCCGGCATTTTTTAAATATTCTGATTGTTTCTGCGCTTTGTTTGCATTGTTGGTTGCAATTGCTTCTTCTGCTTTTGCTTTTGTAATTTCTATAACTCGATCTTCATTCAGCCGCATTGTACCATTTATATATTCCAAAGCTGACTGATAATCTCTTAATTCATCAGAATCAAATGTTTCTATATCAATCGATTTCCCTGTAGATTGTCCTGATAATGCTTCTGATGCTGCTGAAATTGTCTTTAATGTTGTCTGTGTAGAATTTGCCAATTCTTCAAAGGACTTTGCAGACTCTTCTACATTTTCTCCTGTTTGCGTAGTGACAACTCCTAATTCTACTAACACATCCAATAGAGGCTGAATTTCTTCTGCAGATGTCCCAGCAATCAGTCCCATATCCAAAGCAGCCTGTGTCAATGCCTGAATTGCAACCTCTCCTTTTTGTGACCCTTCTGTATCCAATGCAATCTTAAAATCCAAGTCACTCAATCCAAGGCGCTTGATATTGTTTGCATATGCTTTTGCTGAAGACTCAAATCCTTTGATTACGTCATCGGTTCCATCACTTCCAAGAATCCCCTTAAATTCTCTCGCTGCAATTGATGCTTTTGCTAACTGATCTGTTACACCATCAAATACAGAGGCATACTTATTATCACTTCCGACAACAGAGTCTACTGCTTCTTGTACTCCTTCGAAAGATGTCTTTGCTTCTTCAATTTTAGAGGTATCCCCACTTGATAACGCTTCATTATATTTCTCTACTGCATCTGCATAATCTTCATATAATTGACCGTAAGATTTCTTGGATTTATCGTAGTCTACAGAAAACATCTTTTCATTTGCTACCATATCCATCTGCAAGAATGTCTGATAACTCTCTTGATAATCGTCCAAAACCTTCTTATTTACACTTAATGCTTTACTTGAGTAATTCAGAACAGATTCTATTTTCCCTGTCGCAAAATCCTGTCCTTCATATTCTGACTGTAATGCAGATACACGATTCATAAAGTCATTGATAACTTTATCCGCTTTGGATGCATCCCCATCAAATGAGATTGTAAATATCCCGGTGTTCATCCCTGTATCCTGTAAAGTAATTCCCTGCTTTTCAAATTCCTTTGCGATATCATAGATGTCTTTCCCCACACCTTCGATTTCATTCGTAACACCTGTATCACCAAGACTATAGTGTCTCTTCTTAGTCATTGCTTTTTCTACATCTTGAAATTCTTTTCTGTTTTCATTCAATGTAGACTTTGCATTTTCAACTGCAATCTGCTGTAACAAACCAAGCTGTGTCTGAAGGTTTCCATTGACCAGATCCACTCCTGCTGCCTGTTCTGGATATTGAGAAGTAATCTGATTTTGAATTTCTAAGATTTGTTGCTTAACGCTATACTCTTCCGATTCAGTTAAATCACCAGAAGCTAATTTTGCTTTTAATTCTTTATATTTGGAGATTTGTTCATCCAGACTGGATGTAGATTCTTTCCATGCATTCGATGCATCTTTGGCTTTCTGAATGGTTTCTTCCACAGACTGCCGATATGCATTCCAGATAGAAATACCTGCTGTTAATGCTGTGGTAATCAAGACAATCGGATTCGACATCAACGTTGCACCGAGCCCTTTTAATGCGCCACTAAATGTGACCGTTGTTGCTGTTGCCGCTCCTTCTGCCGTAGCCAATCCCATAGTAGATAATTTTGCAGCAGCTTGTGCTTCGCTCAGTCCGGTACTCTGTAAGATTTGCATTCTTTGAGCATTGGTTAAATTTTGTGAAGACAGCACTGCCTTTAATTGACTTTTAGATAGTCCATCTACCAAGGTGGTCAACTGTTTTACACCATCTGTACCGATATTACCTGTTTTCAATAAACTCATTGCATTGCTGAAATTTTGCATTTTCATAGCTGCTTGCGTGATAGATGTTGCCAACATTGTGAAGCCTTTGATTGCACCACCAACTGCCAAGCCAGTCAACGCAGTCTTTAACAGGCTTGTTTTATCCAGAAACTCTACCACTGACTGTGACGCTTCCAAGATTCCAGAAATAGATTCTTTGCTAATCAAATTCATGGATAAAGACTCAAATGATGCTTGCAGACTCTTCTTTTTCGCCTCCAGGGAATTTAAGTATGCATCATTGAACTTCTTCATTGCCATTCCGCTAGAATTCTGAGCTGTTTCTGTCAAAGAAAGTACCTTATCATAATTATCAAATAGAGAAATCAATTTATTGTATTGATACGCGCCAGCCATTGATGTGGCAATTGCTTTTTGCGTGTTTCTATCAAACATTAACCATTTTTTACCAACATCATCAAGAATGGTTTCTGCATCCAAAAATTGACCATTTACATCTCTCATATTGATGCCAACTTCTTTTAGCACCTTTTCTGTATCATTTAATGCTTCTCCCGTCTCCGCATCAATAAACTTGCCAGCTTTGATCTGATTCATGCGAGATAGCAATGATTTAAAACTCGTTCCAATTGATTCATCGGAATCCTGCGTAACTTCTTTAATCGTGGCAATTGAGGCAGCAGTCTTTTCCAGCGATAATCCAGCATTATGTGCCATAGATGCTGTTTTGGTTAATGCTGTACCGATGCCTTCCGCATCAACTGAACTTGACAAATCAATGCTCGATAAAATATCATTTACGTGACTTGCCTGATCTGCTGCCAACTGGAATCCATTTAAAGTTGCGGTCAGCACTTTAGAACTATCCTCAGAAGACATCTTGGCATTTTTACTGAGTACCATGGTATCTTTAATCAACATATTTGTCTCTGCCAGTGACTTACCACTTCTCAACCATGTATCAGCGCCGGATGTAACCTCTGTTGTAATCGCCCCAAGAGATTTTGCCATGTCATTATATCCACTGACCATATTTCTGACTTCAGAATAACTATCTCCTGAAGCAATCTGCAAGTCTATAATAGCATTATCAATGTCCGAAATTGCTTCTACGGCTGCTCTTGCTGACTGTTCAATCGTCTGAAATGACAGTCCTAACTTTGCCAATTCTTTTATAGATGTTCCTAATCCCTGCGCGCTTTTCTTTGCTGTATCATAGCTTTTTGCCATATTATCTACAGAATTTGTACCCTCTACATTTGCATTGATATTGATTTTACTCTGCTTTAGATTGTTAATCTTTTTTACAGCAGTATCCAATTCTGACGTATTGACATCCAACTTAATTTTCTGGTTATTATTTTTTCCAATATCCTCAATTTCTTTGGATGCTGCTTTTAATTTTGACGCATCCACATCAATTTTCACTTTTTGTTTCTGCTTGGTCAAATCATCCAATTGCTTTTTTGCTTTGGACGTGTCCAACTCTACATCAACTTTTATTTTATGATCCGACATATGCCCTCCTTATAATTGACTAAATGTTTTTTCCAAAATTTTAGGAACAGCTTCTTCCGTCCTCTTAAAATATCCGTGTTTACCGAGTGTTCCTGAATGTCCTTGCTCTGTTGCGTCAATTACTTCCGCTCCAGAAAATGTTCCTGTATGATAAGAAATATTATCATCCAGATAAGACTCAAATGTAAAATGATTTCCTGTACCGGAAACCGGAGTTGTTTCTGGGGATGTCAACAATGTTCCAGTTCTTTCATATTTCACTGGATTTCCAGAACCATAATAGTCCATAACATTATCCTGCAATTCCTTATCTATTTCATTTCTGGCAGACTCAGCAGCCAACCCGACATCCTTGATTAGCTGCTGTTCCAAATCTGAAAAACTACGAAATGTCGCCATATCTATTTCTCGATCTTACTTAATGCGCTTCCGACAAGTGCCATCCCAAATAGTGCGCCAATTGCTTCTGCAACATTTTTCTTCTCTGCCTCTCTTTTTTCTTCCGCTAATTTATCAATAACCTTTTGACTGTCCATCATGTGACTAACTAATGTTTTTAAGCCATTTGTATTTTGCACATATAGTACTTCATCTAACAAAAATAATCTGGACGCATCATCTAACTTTTCCCAATAGTCTACAATATATCCCTGGATTTCTTTTACATCTACATTGCATCCAAATCCTAACTTTTCCAATCTATTATCATTGATTTTGTATTCCATGACATTATCTCCAGATATGGAATATTGATATGCTTTAGCAACTTTACTTGTATCTAAATATGCAACACTGTCAACTATTGTTTTTGGTATGTTTACAATCAAAATCTGTTTATCCTCGATAATAACTTGCCCTGTATAATATCCTACTATTTCCATGACATCCACTATTTTTTTCTCTTCGTCCACTACTTCCTCTATGATGAATTTATAAAATTCCCCAATTTTTAACTCATTTACATTTACCATTTAACATTTCCTCCTGTTTGAATAATTTATAATTTCTCATCAGCAAATGAAACTTCTTTGCATCTCCTATCCCTGTTCCAGCAAAGACAATCCCTAATATAGTGCGTTCCATTGTTGTCATCTCGTCCCATGTATCTGTCATTTCCTCAAGCAATTGCTCTCCTGTTTTTGGCATACCACTTTCATCAAAAATACGGAGCCTTGTTTGTTCCAATAGCGCCTCTATGTTCTCTAATCTCTGCTGCCCAGAGTCATTACCTGCAAAATAACCTGTCCATTTATCATAAATTGCCTGAACAGTTTTTTCACATACCTCTTTTTTCTCTTGTGTCATTTGTTCCAGACACATTACATATTTATCAAAATTGTTTTGTTCCAATACTTACTCCTTATTATTTTATTAAATAGGATTGTTCTGTGACAGATTGTCACATATGAATTAACCGAATAGCTTTGTATCCAGCCCAATAGATTCTAAAATTGATTTGATTAAATAAAGATTATTTACTTGTTCTTCTTTATATTTCTGTTCCAACAAGATTTTACGCAGGTATAAAATCTCATCTTCTGTCAAATTTACTTGCACGTTTCATTTTCACCTCCTATCTCAATTGCTTCATCTGCACTTAGATAGTACTTTCCACTTAAAAACGCATAAATATTTTTCATGGTATCTTCCTTCATTTTAATTTCCGGATTCCCATTCAACCATTTATTCACAACCGCATAATTCCTACCAATGCACTTAGAAAAATGCGTGATTGTAATTCCATTCACAGACAAATACATTTTTACCACTTCTCTGATGTCCATTTTTATGTCCTCCTACGTCTCTTTTCTTGGATAAATATATCATAAAATTATGATGTTTTTCTCCCTATAGATATCCTCACTTTTCAAAAAACAGGCACAGAACCCCTTAAAATAAGGATATTCTGTACCCATAAAAATTTTTCAAAACTCCATATGTTCTATATGTAGTATAACTTATAATTTTTTATCTATGTTTTGATTTCACACATGATATTAGGGATTCCTAATTCTTTACAAGCTCGTACTCGTTGATGTCCGCAAGTTACATCTATTTTTTGCTATTTCTTTTATACAATAACTCACTGCATTTATCACTACATGTTTTCCGATTTCTTTTTGCAATAAATTTTTGTCCGCACATTTCACAGATTTTAACACTTCGATCACCATTATATTGATACAGATCAATCAATGGATTGGCTGACTTCACACAAAAAAGCGGTGTTTTATCCGGTTCTGGTAAATAAAAGAAAATTTTTATATATTCTTTCAGCTTCTCTTGTTTGATCTGTCCAGACTTTTCCAACCTCTTTAATCCTTTATCTGCAATCTTACTGCCGATCCATCTATCAATGGTTACTCTTTTGATTCCTTTCACCTTTTTCCCTGTTGCCAGTAAAAAACAATCCACTTCTTTCTCACTTTTCGCAACGTATCTCTGATACAAAACATATAAAATATACAACAACTCACGGTCTTTCTGACAATTCTTTTTACATTCCATATTAAATATAGAATCATAAATATTTTTTGCGATCGGAACTGCCACTAATTCTTCCTGCTTCTTCTTGATCTGTTCAATTCTTTTTACAATCTCTTCTGTCTTTTCTTGGCTTGTCTGATATGCCTTTTAAAGGCAGTTCTATGTTTTGTTTCACGTTCAGTTCCACATTTTGAACTAAAATATTCCCGTAACACCCCCAAAGGATATCCTTGTTACAATCTTCTCTAAATTCTGGCTGATAATATTCCATATCCACCAAATAGGATGCTGCCACTTTTCGATCCGGAATCATTTTATCAAATTGCTTTAGACAAAAAATATAGATCAATTCTTTCGCAAGTATCTTGTCATTATATGTCTGGTTATATTCTGATATTACCCCCTTTAGATAATAGGATACTCTCATTTTCAGTTTCGGCAGAAGTGTTCTCATCTTCTTATATTCTTTAGAATTCCTCTTGACCGTGATACTTCTATCTTTTAGAGTCTCAGGATTAAAACCGTTTATATCGTCCAGACATGAAATCTTGGTAATTCCATTGCTTGTCTTTTTTCTTATATATTCTGATATCCGATCTACATTGTGATAGGAATGAAACTCACAGCACAGATCGCTTCTTCTATCTTTGGCATACTGGAAAAAATATGGTGGGAGCATTTCCTGCTCTTTATACTTATTATAAATCGGCGCATATCCTTTTAAATCCAAAGACAATTGTGTCTTGGGGAAATCAATCACATAATTGTTATATGCACATAAAATCCTAATCAATTTGATATCAGGATTTTCTTCATTGAAAATCTTTGTAATTGCATTCGACACATTCCCTATATTTTCATTGTCAAAGCTGCGCTCCAAACATTGATACTCTTCTGTCCTTGTAATCTGAGATTTAGGCGCAGAACCCATCTGGTAATACAAAGGTTCTTTCTGTTCGCCCAGACAATCTAAAAATGCAGAATCAGAAATAACAAACATATGATCTCCATCCACATCCGCCTGTAGTGTTTTTGTCAGCAGATCATGCGTACTTACGACTATATCATCACCAGAGAACCATTCCTTGCATTCCTCTGATTTAATCAATGACCTAATACCATGCTCACAATCAGACAAGTGAGGGTATCGGATACAGCACACTTCTGATATCTCTTGCTCGTTATAATGCTTGCTATAGACATGATTTTCTGGTATCAATCCCTTTGGATTCTCTTCGCCACAAAACAGCCACTGGCAGAAGGCATACAAATCTGGACAAATATAACCGTTGATACCTTTTACATAAACCTTGCCAGCTTGCATCCTTTTTCGCTCTGCTTTGATGTACTCCTGCACTTTCTTTTTTACATACCCATCGGATAACAATTGCGGATACAATTTGATTGCCATCTGCAAACCATCTAACTTTATATCTTCCCTTTCTATGTCAATACCCATAATCTTGAGTGCAACATCCGGATCTATTTTTGCCTGATTGATATAGTCAACAGATTTTTGGCAAAGTTTCTCCATCCTCTCCTCCGTAAACGTTTCCCGTGGAAGTGTCTGAATAGGTTGATAACTCAAACGGATATACTCTTTTCCCACTGGTTCTGCAAAATTATTAATTGTAATTGCTGCACCAGATGCTTTAAATTTTTCTCTGTAATCATCCATAGACTCATAATACTGCCACATTTTCAATTGACTCTGAGTCAAAATAACTTTCATTCGTTTAACATCTTTTGTAGATACTGGATGATTCCATGCATCTAAAATAAATGATTCACACGAGTGCTTTTCAATAAACTTACAGAAATCAAAAGGAAAGATTGCTCCTTTAATCCATCCACCACGGATTTGACAGCTGCAAGGAAGTGTCCCCGGCATAAACATCCCTGCTCCATCCATGTGAGGAACAGGAACTTCCATCTCTGTTTCTTCTATATTAAAGGTGTCCACATCCAAGTAATTCACTTTGCCTGTCACAAGAGTCTCAAAATCTTTTACAACCAACACTTCGTCAATATCGACCGCATACTCTGTCTGTACGCTCAGAGACAAATTCAAAGACTTATATGCTAAAAACTTTCCCATATTGATCCCACCATGAGCATTGACAATTTCTTCTGTCAATCCGCACAGTAACCGATTCTTATTATCTTCGTAAAATTTTGCATCCAGCAATGTGATTTCTTGATCTTTCAATTGCCCCGTAGAACTACTATAAAAAATAAAATGCTTCCCTGCAATATCAATTCCTCGATCGATAATCTGTTTCAAAATAGGTTTCGCTGTTTTCCCTTTACATTCCAAAAATACAACTTTATCTATAAATGGGACATCTGACAAATCTTCCTTTTCCAGTCGTACAATATCATTTTCAAATAATGCAATCTGTAATTCCTCTTTTGCTTCTTTATCTTCATATATCTTCTCACGTGAAATACTTCTGATATCTGTATACCGCTCTACTTCCTCTATAAATGCTTTCTGGGCAGCAGACTTCAACTCTGGACGATGACAATTCTTCCATTTTTTTCTCAACTGATTTTCTTTTTCTGTCAGACATTTAAAAATATTCAATTTTAATATTCTGCACCGCTTCGCCTGTTTTAAAATACTACCTATAATAATCTCTCCCTTCGTAATTCATTGGTTCATTTCTGATTCACTTTATTATTCTCCATGTGCTTTCATATTTTTATCACCTTTTTCAGATGAAATCGGACTTTCATATTCAGCACTTTTACCCCTGGATTTATGCCCTAAGCAACTCCCAGATACCCCTTATTCTACTTTTAGTACATTACGTGTAACTTTTATAAGCTATAAGTAACAGGTTGAATTCCACCCATAAAACAGGCTGTAGACCTACTGTATACACCTTTTTTTGAAGGCAGGTTGGCGCGTTCTGGAGTCCTCCTAATTTTATTTGTAGAGGGAACATATCTGATTGATTTTTTCTTTGCTGATTCTAATTTGCTTCCAAAGATAAGAGCATAAAGACCAGATTCATTAATTACCGTTACCGTCCTTCTCTGACCTGCGTACTCGATTTGGGTACTCAGCTTATCTTCGTCTGATACATGTTTAGGGACTGCGTTTTTAGGATTTGCATACCCTAACGCCGTTGCCACATCTTTTCCCACAAACCACGACTCGTTATTAATCAAAATTGTCCTTACTTGTCCAAATTCTTCATTCTCAAAAATTTTCAATTCGTTCATATTTCCTCCAGTATTTTTAACTGAAGGCAGAGATGAGAGAGTATTAACCGTCCCATTTTAACTCTTTACCAGATTCTCCATCTGACCTAAATAATTGCCGCCCAGATCATACCTGTTCTGCGGTTAGCCGAAAATTTAATTCAAATCGTCAGTATATTTCAAAAATTATTATCAGTACTATATGTATCCATAAACTTAATTAACAATTGTTCTATATACTTACTTTTCGATACTCCCGAATGCATTGCTTTATAGTCATACCACTCATTTATAAATGAAGGTAATGTTACCGTTATTTTTGTTCTGCACAATGGCAACGCATTATTGATAATTTGTTTTGCATTTTGAGGTACTCTAATAATTAGATCCACAATTCTAATTTGTTCCTCTGGAAGTGCCATACTTAATTGCTTTATCTGTTCATAGCTCACATTTTCTTTTTTATTTTTCTGCAAATTATAAATTATATCATTTAATTTTTCTGCCTTTTCTTCCCCAATATTCTTTTCTATATTTTCTATGTATTCTATATATCTACCAGCATTACGCATTGTTTTTACATTTATATTTAATTCCTCAGCTAATTGTTGCTTCGTTTTTTTATCGGTAACATTACCACTTTCTTTATTAACCATAATTACCTCCGCTATAAATAGTACGTGCCTTTTTTGGTGCTCCTCTAATTCAGGAATCATATCTGCTAACATTTTGTAATTTTGTAGTGTATCTACAGACATGCCTAACTTAGCTGCAAGATCTGACTGAGTTGCCAAAACCGAATTATTCGGTTCTGCCACTACATATTGATTGCCTCTGTTTCCGCCAAGTTGAATTTCATACAGCCTTTCCAATTCCATAATTCTCCGTCCAACTTTCTTCGCAGAACCTCCGATATCTCCACGCTGACGAATATTTGTTTCAAGCAGATCTTTGATTATAGAATCTTCGTCTTCTTTGCTGCACCCTCTTAATAATGTTTCATATATTCCTGCTTTAATGTCATTGTACATTCTCTCCTTCTCTATATTCGTATTCCCCTGAATCAATCAAAGCTACAATTGCTCTTACATCTTTTTGCGGTAATCTATATTCTTCTCCTTTTACCATTTGCACAATCTGACTCATAAAATACTGATTCTTCTGCAGCACAGCCTGTATCTTTTCTCTCATCCCCATCCATTCTAATCGACACGCTTTATAGGATTCGTAATATACAGGATCATTTGATTCATAACGATTCTTCCATTTCTTTTCCATATATGCGTATTTATTGATCTGTTCTTCACAAGTAACCAATCCAGATAATAGAATTGATTTTGTAAGAATGTGTTTATCAAAATATTTCTTATATTCTTTTTTCATAATAATCTCCTTTTCTTTCGGTGCAGGTTTTCGCCTGCGAAAAGCTCATCGTCCCGTAGGGACGGCTCACAACCTACCGATAACGATAACTCTCCTGTACAGCCGACACCTACAGCTAAAATCTCTATTTTTTGCACACCTAAAATGCCAATTTCCCCAGTGTTTATAAGGGTTTAGAGAGATTTCGCATCCTTTCATTTCTCCCTAATATATATATAATATAGGGAGACTTTAAAGGATGTTTTTCGTCAAAAACCCAGTGTTTATAAGGGTTTAGAGAGATTTTAATTGAATTTTTTATCCATTTTATAGTGCGCGAAGGGGGTCTGGGGGAAGTGCAAAAAAGAGCATAATTCATTTAGTCGCACTAGCAGATTGTGAGCCTTGGCGAACAAGGTGCGTAGTAAGACTTATGAATTTGGTCTTCCTTCCCCCAGTTAATAATTCTCTCTTTATAAATAATTTTTTTGATATAAATTCGTAATTCCTTATATATAGAGATCTAGGTAATGTTGGATCCACTTCAGAAAGAGCCGCAGGCGACCCTTTCTTCGTGTCTCCGTTTCACTTTGCTTCGCAAAGTCTTTGCTGACGCAAAGATACAATTTAAATTGAAATAGAAAAAATTTTTTATAATTTCTTTCACATATTATTTATTTTCAAAATTGACTACCTTTTTTGGATGTATCCTCTATTATAAGCCTTACACCCAAATAGGGTAGTCAAAATTGTTTTCCGGGACAATGTAGAGAGATTAACCGCCCTCAGATTTCGGTTCCATTTTTTCTATCTTCCAAGCCTGTTTGTAAACCTTCTTCTTTTTCTTCCCAGAACTGTCCTCTATATACCTTGTAGTTTTGAATTCTTTTATCCTGTACTCAATTTCTTTTTCTTTCAAAACTTCATTCAAAGTATTTTTACTCTTCAGTAACCTTCCATTTTGCTTTGCATTTATCTTCTTGATTAATTCACTTCTGTCTCTTAGTTGCAACATAATAACCTTTTCTCTTACCATTTTCTCAAGATAAGATTCCAAAGAAAAATCTTCATTAATCAATCGGTATGTGTATGTCTTTGTGGATTTATTGTAAAATCCAAATATTCCAGCAAGATATTTACAATATCCAAACTGTCCATACTTGTTAAGCATAATGGAATAGTCAGCAATATCTTCCTTTTTCTTGAAATACATTGGTTCATTTATCCGCTTAGTATATGAATTAGGAATTACGTCTCCATTATTGTCATACACAAAATCATCATAAAGTATATTGTTGATGTCATTCTGCATAGGATACTTCTCAATCAGCTTTTCAACAGAATACTCGTTCATTCGATAATAATCAGCCATTTCTGCCTTCTGCTGCATACTTCTTCTAAGTCCTGCCAGTTTATTGTTGTTTATGATTTTAATATAGATATGCACCTTGTCATCCTCACTCTGAATACGTTTTCTACCTATACATTGTATTAACGATCCTATATCTACAATATCAATCACAATATGCTTGACATCCGTATCAATAATATTTATACCTGCATCAAAGCATGACGTTGTAATTAGAAACTGCTCTTCAAACCTTTGATTGATTAACAAATTCTTGATTTTTTCTTTATCCACATAATCATAATATTTACTGTTATTTGCACTACAGTTAAAAATACAATGCTCTTTAAATTTTGAATAAAGCTTATAAGCCTTTTCTGCTGATTGTATGAAAAAAATACCTTTATCTCCTTTTTTGATCCTTTCTTTTATAAATTCCTCCATCGTTGTATCTTTGTGAAAAAATGTCAATTGTTTTATAAAGGAAAAATCAAATGGTATTTCGTATTCTATCGCCGGTTCCAAATCGTTATCTTTAATAAACTTCTTCATATATCGGGACATATGTTCACCTGTAGCTGACATAAATAAATGAATCGCTGTATCGTTTTCCATAATCATGTTAAAAGATATTGCGGTTTTATTATTAAAGCTACTATCATTGAAAAAATAATGAAATTCATCACAAACTATGTAGGTATAATTGGATAGCTTTATTTTGTCTGTATTATTCAACTTGGAATATTCAAGTGACTGATATGTGATAACATCTATCACATCACTTTTACCGTCAGCTTCAATTTCATATTTGAATTGATCAACGCAGTTTGCTCTATGAATTAACATTAGAATCTTTCCATTTATTTCCTTAGCTAATTCATACAGAGTATTTTTACAGAAATAACTCTTTCCTGCCCCCATCGGTGCTGATAATAAAATGTTATTACCGACTCTCCATTTTTTTGCATCTTCTTTTGTGATCACATCTGTGATTCTGGTTCTCTTCATTGGCACACCTCCAACTATCGACTCATATATTCATCTATTGCCGATTTTAATTGTGGAGTGTCATTAAAGAAAAATACATTTCTTCCAGATTTTTTCAAATCGGGACGCATATCAATAAGAACAAAACCTTTCTGCATTAAGTAACCTGTTAATTTTTGTGAATATACAATAAAATTTTTCTTTTCTTCTCTTGTTGTGATAATAATTCCTCTCCTCCATTCTTTGAATCTGGCACATCACATTCAGCAATGTGCCTGTCAATTAGTTCCTATAAGTATTATTCTCTTATTTGCGGTGCGGATTTACTAAAAATTGTTTCTTTTAGCTTATCTATCACTTGCTGCATCGTTGTTTTACCAAACGGTGTAATCTCAACTTCCAAAGATGTACCACATATCTTGTCAAAAACATGAGTTGTCAAAAGCAAAACCGTTTCCGACTTCTGTTCAACTTTCCACTCAATATTATTGAATATTCCAGATTTAACCAGATGCTTCAAATTTTTTGTAAATTCATAAGTAGTAATACGGCATGTCTCATCCGGCATTGATCCACATCTTTCTGTTACTGAAATCACATCCACTTTTGACTTCTTAATCAAATGATACAAATTCTCTGACTTCGCTATCATGTTTGTTTTCCTCTCTTTCCTTGTTGTACAGACAGTATCCTATATAGATACCACCAATCTGTAATTTAGTTTCATTCGTTATCCTTTGAAAATAAATAACATTTTGATTTCCAGGAACGGCTGACCAAATGGTTTGATAATAACTTCTTTGGAACGGTCACTTTCTTTTATGTAAAAAAGATTTATGCTGTCATCGCAAAGCGGAAGACTTAGTGAATCAGATTCTTCTCTTATTCCTACATTAAGAATCAACTCTTCATCAATATAAATGGGAGCAGGATTCTCGATTCTGATGTTAAGTCCAAATACGTTTGTGACTCTTACTAAGACACGATAGTAACCTTTCATTTCTTCCAGAAAACCTTTCAGACCATATACATCGCTTTCCTTCCATCCATCTTCAGCAAATTCATTTTTGTTATCTTCCACATTCAAAATCATCAGATTAAGTTCCATTCCGTTCAGAAGTTCACAGGTGATATGCAGAAAATCAGCTTCCTTATTATATTCGCTTTTTATTGCTACTAAATTTTCTTCGTTGAGAGCAAAGCTTGCCCCATTCATTTGACACGTCTGGAAAAATTCATGTCCTGTCGGAGTACTTTCATACTGATTGATCTGCATCACCATAACTTCTTCTTCGTCTTTTCTCAGATTAAGTGTAGTAAGTGCATAATTGTTCACTACCTCAAAAATCTGCTCTGGTGTTCTGGCTCCTGTATTTCCTGTTGCTTCATTCATTACTTTGTTCATCATAATTTTTAATCTCCTTTTCTCATAATCTCAATCTTTATCACTGGTAAGATGTACGCCGGAATACGTTTCCAATAAATGTACCGCATCTCTGTATGTCATTTTGATATCTCGACTTTTATCTGCACTGATTAGATCATGGATATCTCCCAGAATAAAATCCGCTTTATATCGAGACGTATCTTCGCACAGTAAATGGAATGAAAATCTTCCTATTTTATACAGTTCTAAATATTGCACGTTCCCATCAGGTAGCTCTTGCTTATTGATACCTACAAATTCCATACGGTTTTCTGCAATCAATTTTTTAATCACTGCATCCTTTAAGCAATAGTGACTCAACATTCTTGTCTTTGCAGCATTGCAGATTCTATAATCACCACTTCTATATCTTCGATTTTTTGTATCTCTGGACACTTTTGCTGATTTATTGATGATATACAATGCCCCTGCTATGTTCTCATCTGTTTGCGGAAGATTATGAACCTCCCTATGAACTATTCTCTTTGGCTTTAAATTTTCACACTCTGAAACTTTGATAATATCCGGAATACTACACACATGATACTTAATACTAAAACTGCCCCGTGAATCTGTAATAGTTGTAAGTACTCTTATTTTTCCTGTATTAATTAACTGTTTTACTGTAACCTTTCCGACATCTAGTATTTCTTCAATATCACATTGCAGCAGTCCGAATCTGTCCAATGTTACAAAATCTGATAATGTTGCAGGTGTAAGATATTTGTGGGTAACTTCTATCAATTCTGATTTTCTGATCTTGCTCTTTTTCATTTCTGGTTCATACTTCTCTTTCAGGAACTTCGCCAAATTATCTTTCATTACAAAATTGATTCGATTCTTTTCAAATAGCACATCAATAATCTTTTCTTCTATGGATTTGCTCATAGTATTATTCTCCATGTTTCTTCAATGTTATTTACCTGTTTCTTCGCTGTTCACACATTATCTTAACTGTTCATCTCTGTACCATCGTCATCATCATCCAATTCTCGCAGCAAATCTAAACTTGATTTTCTACGCTTACTTGTTTTCTGTGATGACGCTGTTTTCCTGGATTCTTCCAATCCTATATTGATTTCTTCTAACTGCAAAGTTCTGCGCTTGCCGATTCTTTCTCGCTGCTCTTCTACTGCTGATTTTCCTAATTCAGAGATATAATCCACTGGAAATGACAACCCAGACAGGCACACGATATTTGCTGTTCCGTTATTTCCAGTAAAAATATTTTCTGGTGTTCCTACTGCTTGTATGATTTCATGCTCGTCTAAGTGATTATCCTTTTGATTGATAATACCGATATTTCCCACTACACCATCGTTCATCAGTGGTAAAAAGATGTTCTTTGCAGTCAAAACATTTATCATATCTTGTGTTGATACTGATTTATCTTTTCCAGATAGCATTGCCAACACAAATACTCCATGTTCTCTTAACATCCTCATTTTCTCCGAATCATCAAAGTTAGAGCCTTTTGATACAGAACTGTCTGTAAAGAATCTATCAAGCATATTGATAAGCGTCTCATTGATCTTCTGCAGATCCTTGTGAGCATCATTATTGACCAGAATCATTGCACCTAATTCTTCAATTTCCATCAGTTCTTTAACCGTATTATATGCGTTAATTCTTTTTTGAATGGATTCATCTTTTCTCGGCATTAGTACAATCGGACATACAATCTTTTCCGGATTAGCACATATAATGTCACTAACATGAGTAATACTTCCACTACCTGTAGTTCCACCGCCAGAAGCAATCGGAAGTACAATTTTTTGTTCAATTTCTTTAATTTTTTTCACAATATCTATATTATTTTTCAATGCTTCTAAAGCAAGATTTCTATCTCCGGCTAATCCGTCATAGCCACGCAAGACAAGTACATTCTTCGCAGAAGATATCGTCTGATTGTCCTGCTCACTACCGTTGATCAGCAACGTGTGATAATTTCTTTGCTGGAACCCATACCCAACTGTTTCTCCTGCTAAACCAAGTCCTATCACTGCAACTTCTTTCTTAATCATGCTCTACCTCTCCTTTTCTTTCTATAAAATTGATTCCTTTATCAAGTAGATAAAATGTATCTGCCTGAATTGACTTACATCCCTTTTCTACATACCCCATTTCTTTCATATTCATCATCTTCCGATATGTAGTTGGACGAGTCGTTTGTGTTACATCCATAATTTCCTGTAATGTCATTCCTTCAAAAAAGGATGTACATTTCTTTTTCTTTAGTAGTTTCAAAATGATATAATCTGTTCTGTTCAATTCCATTCATATCCGCTCCTCCCTGTAATTTTTCTGTACCAAAACAATACCCAGCTGTTTTCTAGGATATTATTTAAGTAAATTTGCTGTTCATTTGTATGCAAAAATATATAGGCTCTGCTGCCTAATTCTATATTCTCCACTGCCAGAACTGCACCATATTCAATTTTCAACGTACATTTTTTGAGTACAAAAATTAAACATATGCGCTATATGTAGAATTACAACGCTCATATATTTCATTATTCTTCCACTCATTTAATTGTTAAGTTGGAAATTTCGCAGAAACGCTTGACTACTTAAAATAAATCTGTATTATATAAATATGTGTAGCGTTTCGCTATGCTTTGTTTTGAAAGAGGAATCTTTATTCCGGAGGTGTTGGCGCACCGTTGATGGAATTTGGATTTCTCTTTTTATGTTACAATAGATATATTACCGCGAACATTTGTTCTTGTCAATCACTTTAGAACATACGTTCTTTCTGTGTTTTCTAAACATCTACTGCAAGCTACCGTCTCTCCCGTAAAGAAGTTCTTTGGTATGAGACTATATTACATCACTCATAATTATTTGTCAATAACTTTTATAATAATTATTATTTTTTGCATCATTATATTATTGAATTGTTTTTACCCAATTTACATGTTATACTAATAAATATTAGGGAGGTGCTGACTTTGTCAAACAAAATTTCAATAAAACGTCAAAAGGTTCTTTTAACACCTTTATTACAAGATACTATAAAAAATTTAAGAAAAAAATATAATAAAAGAGGAGATAATTTGTCTAAACAATTACAAAAAGGAGCCTCTTATATTTCCCAAATTGAGAATGGCAAGATAAAAGAAATAGAATTTGATTCTCTTTTAGAAATTTTTCATCTTATTTTAAATATGCCCAATGAATCATTTTTCAATTTCATGAATGACTATATCAATGAAATTATAAAAAATAATAATAAAAAGAAATTAGTATATGAG